CGTTTGCCGGCTGCGGGGTCGACACGAGAATGCCGACGAGCCGCTTGCCTGAGCGGGTAACCACCTTGACGCGACCCGGCCGGTCCTTCACGACGAACAGCTCGACGATGCCCTTCGTCCAGGCGCTACCCGGCTCCTTGACCTCGGCCATGATCGCCGTGCCTGAGACGGCAGCGAGCTTGGCGCCCGACCCACGCGGTGAGCGTGCGGCGTAGCTACCCGGCCCGGCGCCGTTCGTGTTCTTGACGGTGTGGTCGACACAGAGCACCCCGGCACCGGCGGCGATGAGCGGCCAGACGTTCCCAGCGAGCCACAGCGACACGTCGCGCGCCTTGTCCTCCTCGAGTGGCGGGTTGTGGGCGCCCATCGCAGCAGCGACACCGTCGAGTACGACGAAGGGCACCTCGCGGCTGCGCACGACGCGTAGCACTTGGGCGCGGTCGGCGGTGTCGAACCCGCCGGTCGCGGCGCGGTAGTAGAACAGGCGGCTCGCTGGGTCGCCGTTGGTGCCCTCGAGCCACGTGCGGATCGTGTCGATGGTGTGGCCGCGACCGAGTGCGATCGAGCAGATGCGCTCGGTGCAACTCGTCGGCTCGGACTCCTCGAAGTCGAGGTACACGACTGGGCGGCCCTGCTCCATCAGCTGTACGCAGGTCAACTTGGCTAGCCAACTCTTCATCGACTCTGGCGGGGCTGCGATCCAGTTGAGGCGCCCTTGATAGAACAGCGACGCGCCGTCGGAGCGTTCGAGGAGGGTGGGTTCGAGGCGGCGGTGGGTACCGGCGACGATCGCGGAGAGAACCGAGCCGAGGTCGGCCCAGCCTTCCTTCGACGACGGGGTTGCTCTGGTGAGCGCGTCGAGGTCGTTGGCCGGGTCTCCACCCTCGGCAAGGGTGCGCGCGATGCGCTGGGCGGCGGCGGCCTGGTCGCGCTTCTTGGCGAGCCCGACGACGGTGTCCGCTGCCTCGACGACGACGTCGAGGCTCTTGCGGGCCTTACCTTCGAGGTACGCGATGGCGCGGTCCCCACCGACGGTGTCGAGTTCGCCCGCTTCCCGCAGGTCCTCGATGAGCGCGACCGGGCCGGTCTTGCCGGCGAGGGTGATCCGGCACACCGCCGCGAAAATCGTGCCGGCACGCGGGTCGGCGAAGTCGCCGGCGGCGACCTTCTCGACGACCGCGTCGAGGGCGTCGGGGTACTTGATGCACGAGCCGATGAGCAGTTGCTCGGCTGCGGCGTTCGTGAGCTTTGTCATCGCGGCCACACCTCGATCCGCACGCGCAGCTCCGAGTCGATAACGAGCTGCGGATCGAGCACCTCGATCCATTCGGCGGTGTCGTCTGGGACGAGGCCCTCGGCGACGAGGACGTCGATGATCGCCTTGACCATCGTGCTCGTGTAGTTGTGGGGGTCGCGGCGCGCCTTGCGTGCGAACGGCAGCCACACAAGGATCCGCACAGGCACCCCGGTCCCAGTCGGCTCGGCGTCGCGGTACGCAGCGCGGGTGAGTTCCTTCCACGGGTGCAGGCGCAGCCGGCGCGGTGCCCAGTGCAGCTTGTTCGCCTCATTGACCGACATCGGGCGGTTCGGCGCGGTGAACGTGAGGGTGCAGACCGGCTCTCGCTTCACTCGGCTTCCCCTTGCTCGGAGATGGCAGCGAGCCACTGGTCGATGCCGTAGACCTCGGCCGGGTGTAGGTCGAGCCGCACAGACCAGAGGTCAGCGGTGCGCGGCAAGATGCCGTGTTCGAGGGCGTGATTGAAGTTGCGAGTAAAGGTGTGCACCCGGTCGCGGAACTCACGATGCGAGAGCCCGCTGCGGAGCAGGAGGGGTTCGAGCGGGAGGCGTGTCATTCCGCACCCCCGGCCACCTTCTGCTTCGCGGCCGTGAGCTTCTCGATGAGCTCGGCGGCCTGAATCTCGGTGAGCGCCTTGGAGGTGGTTACCCCGTACAGGCTCTCGAGCCGCTTGCGGTAGGTCTCGTCGTCGAGTGCGAGCTCTCTGCGCAAGATGGCGATGCGGGTGATCTGGTTGCGTGCCGCAGGACGCTCGCCGTCGGCGATGGCGTCCTCGATGGCGTAGCGGTCCGTGCCGCCCAGCACGATCTCCTCGGCCGGGTGGTGCATCTCTGCGACCGGGACGGGTGCTGGGGTCGCGACGATGGTTGCGTCGACGATGACGCCCTCGTCATCGACGTCGGCGCCGAGCTCCTCGGGGGTGTAGATGATCCCGAACAGGGCCTCCGGGGCGGCCATGCGTGCCACCTCGGTGATCGCCCGGGCGGTGAGCATCGCGGCCGGGTACTGCTGCCACGGTCCACGGCCACCCAGCCCGGCACGCTTGGCCCGGTCCATCGTCCACTCGACACGGAACTCGTACGTCGGGTCGTCGGCGCGGATGATTGTTGCGACCGCCTTCGTGTCGCTCGACTCGACACGCAGCTTGTGGCCGGCACGTCGGACGAGCCCGCCGATCAGCTGCGCCGAGGCGGTGGGCTTGCCGTTGATGACGGCGATGCCGGTGACCGCAGTCATCGGGTGCACCCCGAGCGCCTGGGCGTACTGGATCGCCCAGAGCAGGTTCGCGGGGTTCTTTCGGTATTGGTCGGGAAGGAGGTTCGATGCCGCGAGCTGTTGGGCAAGTGCGATTTGGTCCGAGACCGCGACGGGGATGAGTGAGGTAGCCATGCACCCGAACGGTCAGAGAGTTCTCTTGCGGGGCATTCGCCGCACTCAGGGTGTGAGGCCGAGGTCCAGAAGGGTCTCGATTGCCCACTTTCGCCACCGACGTGCACCCCAGTATCCGCAGCGAGCAATCACCTGGATCTCCGGTAGGTCGGCGCCGGATGCGACGGCGACGAGCACCCGGTCCCCGACGGTCTCTTCCCAATGCTCTTCGAGTTCGAGGAGGTGTTCGAGCTCGTCGAACTCCTCGGGGTCGAGGTTGATCGAGTCGGCCAGCTCCTCGGGGTGTGCGCCCATCACGACGACCTGCGTGAGGAACCCACGCAACTTCTCCACGCCCATCTCCCCGCTGTACGCGCCGACAGCGGCGAGAGCCGAAAAGAACTCGTTGGCACGCACGTCACCGAACCCGGTGACCCGGGCGATGGTCAGCGCATCGTCTTGGCCGGGCGGGAGCACCGCTCCGACCGCACGGACTGCGAACCGGCAGGCGTAGAGCGCGAGCTCCCGGTCCTCCTCGTCGGCGTGCGCCCGGATGCAGCCGAGGATGTTCATCAACGCGATGTCTCCGACGAGGGCCTTCGAAGGGAGGTCGAGGAGGACCTCGAGCCTGTCGTCAGCCACCGCGTATCGCCCTCGCCAGTTGGGTGCGCTCGTTCGGGCCGAGCCCGCCGCGGATGCCGATACGCATGTTGTCGGTGGTCTCGAACTCAAGGCAGTCGAGAAGGCACGCTTCACGGACCGGGCAGAGCCAGCACAGGGTGATCGCCTGCTTGCCTTCGCGGGTGGCTCGTCCGGCAAAGAACGCATTCACGCCGCGGCCTCGGCACGCTGCTCGGCCTCGCCAGTTCATGTGAGACGCGGTGCGCCCGTGGGTGGGCGCCTACCCGATCTCGTCGTCTTCGAGCTCGGCCTGGTGGTGCGCAAGATGCCGCTGCACCCGTTGGTCGACGGCCGCGATGTCCCGACGCAGCTCGGCGACCTCGCCGGCGATGATGTCTACTGTCTCGACGAGGGTGCGCTGTCCCGGCGCCCGGTGGTTCACGGCGCGGTTCACGTCCGCGATCGGCTTGGTGAGTTTCTGTGTGCGCCACAACGCGGCGAGGGCGGCGAGGGTCGGCGGGATCGCGGCGATGAGCGCGACGAGGACGGATTCGGACATGGCCTGACCCAGTGCCCCCGGCGCCCGCTAGACGGTGACGGCCTCGCCGTAGGCCGGACCGCCAGTGTCAGCGTTTGTGGTCCCCGACCCTACAACGCTCCATCCGGCTTTGTTGGTGTGGAAGTAGAACGTCGAACTGACCGAGTCTCTGTGAACCGGACTCGTACGAGCGGCGACGTCTGCTCCGGGATTTAGGCCTACGTATTCGAGGTCGTCGGTGCGGTTGGTGGTCACGCCATCGGTTCGCCAGTACGCCGGAATGAATGACGTCGACCGTCCGAGTGGATCAGCGACATCTTCCCGGATGGCACCGAAGAGGACAACCTGGGAACCGGCGAGACAGAGGCCCGATGAAATTAGCAACTCCCCATCCGCTGCATTTCCTGTTGCGCTCGTGAGTTGTGTGTAGGTGGTTACTGCAAGCGTTGTCGGATCGACCTTTGCGAACCCTGCCGTCGTCGGGGTGCCGGTTCGAACGAAGAAGTACAGATACTCGTCGTCGTCTATGTCACTGCACGCGTACGAGCGATTCGCATCGCGAAGTGCGGTGGACCCTGCGCTATTTGCTGTTGCGGTCCACGGGAGCGTAGATGGGGCGGTTGCGCTTGTGAAGGTGAGCGATGCTGCATCGCCGGTCGTAGCCGCGGTATAGAGCGTGTCTGCGTTGGTCACATTGAACGAGAAGTAGACCCGACCGTTCTTTGCTCGGCCGTAGACGGCGTTGGTTGTGTCAGCGCCCGTGAGGGTGCCATTGCGGTAGAAGGTGCCGAACGTCTGGGTCGATGAAAGCGTTCCGGCGCTGTCGATCGAGTAGAGCTCCCATCGGGGAGGGGAACCGGTCGAGGCGGTCCCGAGCCACCAGGCATACCCACCAGAGACACCCAGATAGACAGCCGATCGAATCGCGTGTGCGGTCCACGTGCCAGTGGAGCTATCCCAACTCTCGACGCAGTTACCACTCGAGCCGTCGTAGGTAATGAACATGCGCGTCCCGATCACCCCGACCGAATGCGAGCGGTTTGTCGCTCCGACTGCCGCTGTGCGGTTGATCGCAGTCGAACTCCCAGTTTCGACGTCGTAGATGATGATCGGAACCTGGGCGGTCGTGCTGGTTCGGGAGAGGAAAACGAGTACCCGTCCTGCATATCCAAGCACTCCGGACCCGAACCATGCACCCGGTGCTGCGCTGTGATTGACCCCGAACGTTCCGCCGCTTGCTGCAACGTCGAAGACGTAGTTGAACTGGTTCGGCAACTGGTCGCCATCGAATGGGAAGCCTGAGACCGCTTGCGGGTTGTTGAGGACGATCGGCGTGTATGAGCCAACTCGATCGAAGATGCCGACGGCCACTTTGTCGGTAATCCCGCCGACTTGAGTCAAAACGACAATGTCGCCGACGTTGAGCCCGAATCCCGTGCCGTTCGTGAAGTTCTCGGTCGTGCCGTCGATGTCGACTGTCCCTGCCTCGGTGCTCGGGTTGTACGTCTGAACCTCGCCGTTCACGAGCTCGCCACCACCGCCGAATCCCCCGCCGAGTCCGGCGAGACCGCCGGAGGTTGCGCTCTCGCTCTCGCTACCGGCGTTGTTGCGCTCGATGCGTTGCAGCACCGACGCGAGCCGGCGTGTGAGGTCGGGCCGGGCGGTGCCAAGCTCGGGGATGAACGCCACCGAGCCATCCGCGCCGACCTGAACGGTGATGCCGCGCACCCGGTACGCGGTCCGGCTGCCGTCGACGCGCACGAGGGCGATCGTGTCGCCGACCTCGAAGTCGACGTACGGCAGGGCGCCGGTGTCGGAGACCTGCACCGTCGTCCCGTCGCTGGGGTTGGCGGCGTTGTTGAGCACGTGGGTCGCTGCGAGGGTCACGACGCCGGTGTCGGCGGTGGAGGTGAGGGCTAGGAACGTCTCACGGCGGCCGTAGATGCCTTGCGAGATGGTGTCCTCTTCCTCGACGAAGGTGGTCCCGTCCGCGCCGGAGCCGACGAGGACCGTGTTTCGCACGGGACCGGCGGTCTCCTGGGTGAGCTCGCCGACGTTCTGTCCGACGCGCAGCACGACAGCGGTGCCACCCTGGCTTTTGTCGGTGCCGCGCTCGTTGACGTAATGGAGCGTGAGGTCCGGACCGACCCAGGCGTCCACTGCGAGCTCTTGGTGCTTGGCTGCGACGCCGAGGAGGGTGCCGCCGACGGGCTCGTCGATGCTCAAGGTCTCGGTGAACGCATTGCCGTCCGAGTCGTCGGTGTTGTCGAAGTCGTAGGTCAGCGGGGTGAGTGCGCCGCGAGCCTGGGCCTCATCGACGAGGGTCTTCATGATCTCGCCGGCCGTGACCGAGGTGAAGGTGCGCGTCGCGCTCGCGCCGGAGTTGTAGACGATGGCGTCCTCGAGGAGGGCACGAACCCCGCGACCGCCGATCTCGTACTCCCGCGCCACACCGTCCTCGCCGGCGCCGACCTGGTTCACCCGGATCGACTCGACGACGCCCGCCCAGACGTAGTCGCTGCTTGAGGCGCCGAACGCGAACTTCACGATCTGCCCGATGGCGATGTTCGGGACGTACTCGACCGGGATGCGCAGCGAGAACGAGCCGGTGTCGGTGAGCTCGTCGAGCCAGCGCAGGTCGCTTGCCGCTGCGAGCGGGTGCACGGGCGTGGTGCCGTCGGCCTCGAACAGGGTGGCGGTGATGATCCGGGTCACAGGTACACCGCCCGGTAGAGCACATTCACGGCCGAGTCCTCGCTGTTGCTGGTGAGGACGAGCCGGAGCGTGTTCTCACCGGGCAGGAGCGGCAGCCAGAGCGGTGTGCCGCCGGTGACGATCTCGCCGGACACGTCGCTCGCGTTCCTCTCGGCGTAGTACGCGCCGCAGTCGATCGAGAGCGCGTGGGCCACGGCGGATGTGATCTCGATGTAGGTGCCGCCGGTCGGGTCGTACGACAGGTTCTCGAGCTTGAACGAGGCAGCGTCCGGCTCGGCGACGGTGCGCGGGCCGTACACCTCGTCGACGGTGCCGCCGACGATGGTCACCCAGTACTCGGCGCGGGAGATGTTGATGTCCTGCGGCGCACCGAACCCGAACTGGACCTCGAACGGACCCGGCCAGTCGCCGCCCGAGCCGCGCGGACCGTAGAGGGGTGTGTCGGCAGCGGCATCGTCGAGGTCGTAGTACCAGTCCCCGGTCGTGCCCGAGCCCGGCGCAGGAGCGCCGGTGCCGGTGGTCAGCATGCTCGGCCCGGGCCAAGTGGCGCGGCCGGCGAAGTAGATGAGCGCGTCTTGCACCTCGCCCGTGCCCGAGACAGTGACCGTGAAGGTCTCTTCGTTGTCGGCGTCGGAGATCCCGTGCCAGGCATAGCCCAACCCGCCTGCCTCGCGGAGAACGCCGCCGGGGATGGTGGCCGAGATCACGACCCGCGCTGCGTTCGGGCCGATCGCGGCGACCTGCAACGACGGCGACACGTGCACCTCGGCCGAACGGTAGATGCCCGCACCGTTGTCCCAGAGCAGGGTGCGCGTGCCGGCCGTGGTCGTGTACTGCGGCGCGAGGTGCCGCTTCAGCTCGTCGAGGTTGGCGAGCAGGCCTTCGCGTGGATCGGCGTGCTCGACCCCGTCGGAGTCGTACCAGCCGTTCACGACGACCGGGATGGTGATCTGGCGCGGCTCGAGGACGCGTCGGCGGGCGACTGCACCGGCACGGGCCGGGATGGTGAGGTCGCTGCCACGGGTCGCCGGGCCGTCAAGGATCGTCGCGATGTCCTCCGTCGACCAGGCAGCCGTCGAGAGCGGCAGTCCGTCGATGCTGATGTACTCGGTCTGGTTCGGTGTCGCCATAGGTCAGTTCCGGAGGTAGGACGTCTTGCGCAGTGCGTTCGGGATAGAGGTGCTCGCCGGCTCCGCGACGGGGTTGACGATCGTGATGCTGTACGAGTCCCCGCCACCGCCCGAGCCGAGCATCGACGCGAGGTCCGCGTTGCTAACAACGGTGCCCGCGGTGCGGGGCATAAAGAGTTCGGGGCCGACCTCTCCGACGATGTAGGGCTTCCCACCGTCGACCGGCCCACCATCGGCGCGGAAGATGTCGGCGACCGCACCGAACGCGCCGCCGGTGAGACTGTCGAGCCCGCTGGCGATCGTTCCCGGGAGGTTTTTGATGCCGTTGACGACTCCGTCGATGAGTCCCTTGATCCGGTTGACGATCCCGGCGATGGTGTCGTATGCGGATCGGAATGCACCGGTCACCGCATTCCATGCCGCCCGGAATCCGCCGGCGATCGCGTTCACCACTGTTGACACGACCGAGATGATCGACCGCAAGATGCCGGCGAGTGCGCCGACCGTCGATCGCGCGCCGGCCGTGATGCCGTTCCACAGTCCGACGAACCCAGCCTTCACCACCGACCACAGGTTCTTGAAGAACGCGACGATGGTGTCCCAGTTCTTGACGATGAGTACGACTGCAGCGACTGCGGCAGCAGCGACAAGCACCCACGGGTTCGCAGCGAGCACAGCCGAGAGCGTGCGGAACACGGTCGTCACTTGCTGGAACACGCCGATGACCTTCCCCGCAACGAGGAGTACCGGCCCGATTGCCGCAGCGAGCCCGCCGACGACGACGATGGTCTTTTGGATCCTGGGGTCAAGGTTGCGAAACGCGTCAGCGAACTTCTCGATCGCGGGAAGTGCGGCGTCGATGAGATCGGTGATGGCGGGAATCAAGACGTTCGCGATCGGCTCCGCGGCGAGGATGAGCGAGTTCTTGAGTTGCTTCATCCGCTCGGGGAAGTCGGCGGTCTCGTCTGCAAGCCCCGAGATGGTGTCCTCGCCCTCGCGCATTGCCTCGAGTGTGTCGTCGATGTTGAACTGACCACGCTTGATCGCATCGAGAGCGTCGAGGAACGTCCGAGCACCGAAGAGTTCGGACGCTCGGGCCTGTGCGGCTGCGTCGTCACCGCTCTGCAAGAACCCCTCGATCTCCTTCACGCCGTCGCGGAAGAACTGCGATGCGCTCTTGCCCTCCTTGGCAGCCTTGACGATGTTGACCCGGAGCGCACCAAGGACGGTGTCGGTGTTGACACCTGCTTTCTCGAACTGGGCGAGGAGAGCCGCAGTCTCGTCAAGGCCGAATCCGAGCTCAGCGAACGCTGCGGACTGTGAGACAAGTTTCGTCGTCAAATCACCGAATCCGACGCCGCTGGCCTGGCTTGCCCGGAAGAGGCGATCGAACGTTGCTACCGCTTCCTCCGTCGGAACATTGAACGCAGCAAGAACTCTGGTCAGCGTGTCGAGGTTCGCAGCTTCTCCGGTTATCTGCTCGAGGTCAACCAACTGCTGTGCGAGATCTTGCAGCGGCTCGCCGGTAATCCCGAGACGTGTATTGAGGTCTGCGACAACTTGACCGACGCGGCCAAGATCTGCAGCCGAGTTCTTGGCAACCTCACGGAAGTCGTCCTTCAGTCCCTCAAGGGCATCCCCGGTCGCGCCGGTGCCGACGCGGATCGCGTCGAACGCACCGTCAATCTCCATTCCGGCCGCAACGGCTGCGCCGCCGATAGCGAGGATTGGCGCAGTGAGTCCCTTCGTGAGCGCGCCGCCGGCCTTATTGAACCCGTCACTCAGCTTCTCCGAGAGGCTTGCGCTCGCCTTCTCCGCAGCCGGTCCGACCGCTTTGTCGAGCTGCGAGCCGAGGGTCGAGCCAAATGTGTCCGACAACTTCGGCCCGATCAGGATGTTCATGACCGCGGCCTCGAGTCCGAGCCCTGCCATCACCCATCACCTCCGCGGCGCACCTGCATCCCCATCGTTGCGATCATCTCTCCGAGAGTTGTGCCGGATTTCTTGGACCGCTCCTTCGCCCGCTCCCACGGCCGCGGGATACTCGCCGGTGGCGGGATTTTGGCGCCCTTCTTGGCGTGCGCCTGGAGGTAGAGCCGACGGATCGAGTCGAGCATCTCGATGGTGAGGGCCTGCAGCTCGTTCTCCGTCGTCCACGACGTCGACGTGGCGCGCCACACGGCGGCCTCGGGTGGGAGCCAGGTGGCAAGAGCCACGAACCGCCGTGCACCCATCGCGTGAGGGCCGTAGAGCGCGGGCGCGAGGGCGATGCCGTAGTACCGCTGGAAGTCGGCCTCGAGGGCCTCGAAGTGCTCGCGGCACACGGCCGCGAGCCAGGTTATTTTCCCGGGTCGACCGTGTAGAGCTGCGCGACGTGCTCGAGCATCACGCGCATGTCGTCGACGGTTGGTCCTGCGGCGACGAACGTCGTCCACTGGTCTCCGAGAAGCGACTTGACGGCGGCGATGGCCGTCTCTGCCGACGTCGAGGTAGCGGCCTCGGCGATCGCCCAGGGCAGCTCGGCGGGGAGCACCCAGTCCCGCCCAGCGAACCGGACGACCGGGGCCTCACCTGCACCTTCGGCCCGAGCCGCACGTGCCGCGTCGAGGTCGATGACGCGGCCAGTCATCAGCTGCCCGCCGGCTCCATCGCCGGGTCGTCGGTGAGCAGGTAGTAGGTCGTGCCGTTGTCATCGAGCACCGAGAACGTGATCGGCAAGTCGGCAGCGCCGGTGCGGGTCACGTTTGTCTCGATCGCGTCGGCCGCGACACCGCGCGCCACGACGAGGCGGTAGTTCTTGTCGCCGTCTTGGAAGTCCACAACCATCGCCCGCTCGTAGAGCGCGTCGCCCGATGCGGGCGGGTCGTACTGGAACACGCCGGACGACGGCTCGGTGACCTCACCGCCACCGAAGGCGAAGACGAGGTTCTCGGCGGTCCACTCGCGCATCACGAATGACAGGTCGAAGGACCGGCCGGTGACCACCTTGCGGACCGGGAGCAGTGACTGGAACGCGGCGATGTCGGTGACATCGACCGACGCGGACAGGGTGATGCCGTCCTCGGAGATGTAGCCGACATCGACGAACGCAGCGTTGAGCGACGAGGTGGGGTCGGTGGGGAGGGTGGTGCCGACGGGCGCGATGTAGACGCTGCCGCCAGATCCGACGACGAGGTTCGAAGGGTTGGTCATGGGTGGTGTGCTCCTATGGGTTCGGATGAATGTGGACAGTGACGCTGCCGAGGTACCGCGGCACCTGCGTTGCCGGGTCCGGTGCCCATAGGAGCCCCGAGTCCAGTTCGCAGGACGTCACGACGCCCTGCTCTACCTGTGCCGTGGTCATGTGGGTTTCCACGGTCGCGAGTGCGGTCGTGCACACGGCGAACGCCTCGGCCTTTGTCTCGGCCCAGCCCTCAATCGTGAGCCGTGGGGCGTAGAGCCACCGCTGGACCGCGATCGATCCGCCGGTAAGCGTCACCCTGACCCGGGGCAGGGCGGCGTTTGCGGAGAGCTCGGTCGAGACCCGGTTCGGGCCGATGAGCTCGGTGAGGGTCTCGTCCTCGAGGAGGACGGCGACGACTGCGGCCTCGACGTCGGGGATCACTTGTTCCTCCCGCGACCCTTCGAGATGCGCTTGGCGAGCTCGTCGGTGTTCTGGTCGTGGAAGTTGTCGTACACCGGCTCGACTTCGATCCGGTACTTCTTGCCGATGCGCTCAGCGGCGGTGAGCATGACGCGCCGCGGGCCTTTCGCGATCGACCCGTACTCGACCCAGATGGCCTTCCAGTCGAGGTTCGCAACGATGCCGACGATGCCGTTGTACTTGTCGTACAGTCCGTTGCCCTTCACCTGCGCATCGATGTAGCGGTTGCGGCCGTAGACGGCCTTGTTCCGTCGCACCTTCTTGTCGACGTAGCGCCGCTGAATCTTCTGCGCCTGGTCCGTGCCCACCTCGAACGAGTCGGCGTAGTAGCCCTCGTCGTAGGCGACGACGCGAGCGATGGCGGCCGCTTCGTCGCGGACCTCCTCGGCAACCTGGACGACGGCCTTCTGGAACTGGGTCGACCGTGCGATCGCCGCGAGAATGCGGTCGAGGTCAATGGTGACGTCGGACTTCTCGTTCATACCTGCACCCGCTGGAGGTTCACTTCGTAGTGGTGCGGGCCCGTGGCATCGTGGCGGAGCACCGGCTGGCCAATGACCTCCCACACCTCACCGGCGATCTCGAATCGGTCATGCGGCTCGATGAGTTCGGCTGCGTCGAAGTATCCGACCGAGGTGCGCTGAACGCTTGCCCGGTCGTCGTCGTCCTCTCTTCCGGCGTTTTCCTGGATGCGGCAGCGCAGCTCGACGGGCTCGTCGCCGGAGCCGGGGTATGAGACGGTCTCGTTGCCGTAGTGGTCGAACCCGGAGACGCCGGGGCGGATGAGGGTCGCGGTCTGGTGCAAGAGGCGGGTGAACATCACGACCTCTTGTAGCGATCGAGCAGGACGAGTTCGTCGGCTTGGAGTGACGCGGCGTTGTAGGTCACCGAGTACGCCCCGATGGTCTCCTGGCGCACGGCGGCCGGGGTATCGAGCATCCGCGCGGCGAGCTTCGCGGTGATCGACACGACGATGGTCGGGATGGTGGCGAACCCGTGGTCGTACTCGACCTCGACGTTGCGCAGGTCGTTCGACCACACGGCGTTCGTGCGCCGCAGGTAGCCGTCCGCGCTCCACTGGTAGTCGGCGCTGTCGAGCTCGGTGCCGTCGAGGCTCACCGACACGACGTCGGTCACTGGGATCTCCGGTAGGAGCAGGACGCGGGTGCCGGAGCCGTCGAGGGTGATCGTGTCGCCGGCGACTGCTTCGAGGCGCTGGCCGGTCACGGCCTGGACCACCGCGGTCGCAGCGTCGAGAGCGGCGAGTGCTGCGGGGTCTTCGGCGTCGACCTCCCGGCCGAGCACGAGGGCGAGGTCAGTCGTCGTCGCGAACGCCATGGGTGTCCTCCGTCGGTGTCTTCTTGGTCTTCCTGGGTGCGCGCTTGGTCGCGACCGGCGCAGCCTTCTTGTGCGCCTCGGGAGCGACGGTCGTCAGGTTCTCCCGCTCCGCGTCCTCTTCACGCATCCGCACCCGCACGCCGGGGCGGACCTCCACGATCACCATTGCCATGCCTGCACCAGTGCCGCCGTAACGGGGTGAGCCGGGGAAGGGGCAACCCTCCCCGGCTCAGAGCCCGCTGTGTTGGCTGGATCAGCTGCCGCTGGCGATGTCGACCACGCAGAACGATCCGGGAGCCACGACGCCGAAGGCGGCGCGGACGCTCGCCACGATTGCGACGAGTCCCTTCGTTGCGTAATCGCTGTGCTGCGGGTACACCGACACGGTCAGCGGTGCGCGCTCCCAGAGGACGGCATCGCGGAAGTTGCCGACGAGTGCGGTGCCCTCGGCGATGTGCGTCGAGGCGACCATCGGGAGGCCCCAGATGGTGCGCACGGTGCTCACCGCTGCGGGGCCGCCGAACACGTAATCGGTGCCGGTGCCCTGGAGCAGGTCAATCGCTTCCATGTCGGCAGGGTTCATCACGACCGCCGACGGCGTCTTGTTGCCGAAGTAGCGGACCGCGGTGATCGCCTTGCGGATCGAGGTGACTGCGTCGGTGTCGAACGCCTGTGGGAACGTGCCCGAGGTCTCGAGGATGCCGGTCATGTTCTCGCCCGAGCCGTCGCCGTTCAGGATCTGGTCCGACACGCCATCGAGGATGGCGTAGCGGAGGAACGAGTCGGCGATGGTCTGGAGCTGGGCAGCATCGGTGAGGGCACGGACCGAGGCGGGAATGAACGCCCGGACTTCCTTCACATTTGCCGTCTGCTTCTCGAACCGGATCGTCGCTTCGCTTGCAGCGTCACCTTCAGCGACCGGGCCGGCGGTGTGTTCGGAACCGTTGCCGGGGCCACCCTCGAGGATGCGACGCACGCGAGCGAACTCAACGGCGTCCGACGTGGTGCGGCCGGTCGTGATCAGGTTGAGCACGGACAGCTCGCCTGCGTACGACTGGTCGACCGGGGCGTAGCGGTCGGGTGTGATCAACGTGCCCGCCGAATCGGAGGTTACCGAGCCGAAGAGGGTCGTCTTGAACCCGCCGATCTGCACCGACGGGGAGGTCTGGAGGGCCTTCGCATCGGGGGTGCCGTGCGCGTTGGCGGCTTCGAGCCAGGACT